TGAGTATCAACGTTCAGGTAAAAGCACTTTATTTAGTAGTATAGCAATATAATGCCAGCGCCTACAGTAAGAGTGTTTGTTGACTTTGATAGCGATACCGCGTTTGAAATTAACCCACTTATCCTTAATAGCCTTACTGAAGGTATCTTAGGTACTAATACCCTTGGCTCTGGCACATTGCCAGTTGAAATCACAGATTTAGTAACAAAGATAAACATTCGCAGGGGTCGCAATCGTATTACATCTAAGTTTGAGGCTGGAACAGCTAGCGTAGTGCTTTATGATCAAAATGGTGATTGGAATCCCACCAATCCTAATAGCGCCTACTACCCTAACTTAGTACCCCTTAGGCAGATTATTATTTATGCTACCTATGCAACCAATGATTACTTCCTATTCTCAGGATTCATTACCAATTACGATACTGGCTTTAGGCAAGGCAATGAGGAACTAAGCACAGTTACCCTTAAATGCGTAGATGGCTTTAAACTGTTGGCAGGCTCAGCCATAGACACAGTAGCAGGCTCAGGGGTGCAGCTTTCAGGGGCTCGCGTGAATGCCATCCTAGATGAGATAGAATGGCCTATAAGCCTACGAAATGTGGATACTGGTGATTCCACTTTACAGGCAGACCCAGGAACCGCCAGAGATGCCTTAGAAGCCTTATTTACAGTAGAGCAGAGCGAGTTCGGGGGCATCTTTATAGATGTCAATGGCAGGGTAGATTTTGTCAGCCGTAATAACCTAATCTCTAACCCTGCGTTCCCGGTCTATGAGTTTAGTGATCAAGGTGTGGACATCTCCTACACCAATGCAGTAGTAGCGTTTGACGATACTACGCTGGTCAATGACGTAACTATCACACGCCTAGGCGGTACAGCTCAGAATGCCTTTGACCAGGCTTCAATTGATAAGTTCTTCCTTCATTCAGGCACACGCTCAGGAATATTAGTGCAGACAAACGCTGAAGCTTTAAATCAAGCCCAAGGCATCCTAGCCACACGCAAAGACCCTGAGATACGCATAGATAGCATTCAGCTGAATCTCTATGATGATGCCAACCCCAATAAGCCATTGGCAGGCATAGACATAGAATTACTAGATGGCGTAACAGTTACTAAGACTACCCCTGGCTCATCCAGCGTAGTGCAATCTAGCTTGGTAAACGCCATCCATCACGACATTACCAAGTCATCCTGGATGACTACCCTATACACCACAGAACCTTTGTTGGCAGGTTTTGTCCTAGATTCAGATGTTTCAGGTATACTAGGCTCAGATAGTCTGAGCTACTAAGGAGAAATAATGGCAGGCGCAGGATATAAGCTGTTTCAGACAGGTGATGTCTTAACAGCAGCTCAGGTCAATACGTATTTAAATGAGCAAACAGTTATGGTGTTTGCTAATGCTGCTGCTCGCACAAGCGCACTTAGCGGCGTACTAGCTGAAGGAATGGTCAGTTACTTACAAGATACTAATGCTGTTATGGTTTACAATGGCACATCTTGGGTTGCTGTTGGTGGATCATCACCATTAACAACTAAAGGCGATTTATATGGATTTAGCACAGTTGATGCCAGAGTTCCAATTGGCACAAATGGACACGTTCTAACTGCCGACTCCACACAAAGTCTTGGATTGAAGTGGGCTGCGCCTGCTGGTGGCGGTAAAGTGTTGCAGGTTGTTTCCGCGACTAAAGGCGCTTTTCAAGGAATTAAAACGGCATCAGCAACAGATGTAAGCGGTATGAGTGTAAGCATTACTCCAAGTTCTGCAACGAGTAAAGTTTTAGTTTTTGGAATGTTGAATGGAGTGCAAAGCCAAAGCAATTCAGTAAAAGAAGAAATTGCTCTATCTTTGGTAGATGGTTCAAATGTTGAGTTATATAGCATAAGCAATATGCACACTTGCTTAGATGGTAATGTGGAAATGAGCACAATTCCATTTAATTATTTACACAGCCCTGCGACAACTTCTGCAATTACATATAAGTTAAGGGTTCTGAATAATACCGCGACAACGGGTATCTATGTGAATAATTACAATACTGCTACTGCAATTACTTCTTCAATTATAGCAATGGAAATAGGTGCATAATGACTAAACTAGCTGAAGCAGTTAATTTATACAACCCAAATGCTGAATGGACTATTGAAGGCGATGATTATCAAACACTTAATTGGCTTAGCAAAGACATAACAAAGCCAACCAAAAAACAATTAGAAGATTTATTGCCATCAGTAGCAACGGCAAAAGCCGAAGCCGAAGCAAACAAGGCAGAGGCCAAAGCAGCCCTATTGGATCGCCTCGGTATCACCGCCGAGGAAGCAAAGCTCCTACTTTCCTAGCACAATCTATAAAGATAATGCCTAAACTGTGCAAAGCTGGTCAGCAATTACGCGAGCAGATAGATGATGCGTTCCCCGATAGAAGTAGAACTTCACCAGAGGGGTGGCTCGGTGATCAACGTCATGCAGCGCGTAAGTCCGATCACAATCCAACTGCTGAAGGCATTGTACGTGCCATTGACATTAACGCTAATTTGCAGACCAACCCAGCCGAAGCATTTGATTTGGCGGATCAGTTACGGCTACTTGCCAGAACTGATAAGAGAATTAGCTACATCATCTTCAACAGCAAAATTGCCAGTTGGAAGAAGAACTATAAATGGAGAAAATACACAGGCATAAATCCACATAAGACACACATTCATATCAGCTTTACTGCTAAGGGCGATACAGATGGCAGTATGTTTCAAATCCCCATATTGACAGGAGAGCCCTTAAATGGAGCAAGCAAAAGCAGTAGCAGCAAGTTGGGCAAGAAGCTTCTTAGCCGCCGGAATAGCAACCTATTTGGCAGTAGGCTGGGATGCACCTGCAATTGTGAATGCAGCGTTAGTAGCAAGCCTTCCAGTTATCCTACGTTGGTTAAACCCTAACGATACGGCGTTTGGTCGGCGTTGAGCCCGGCTGAATGGGCAGGCTTTGTAGCTGCCATCCTTTCCTGCTGTGCGCTTATTGTCGGTGGGCTTAGATACATTATTAGACATGAAGTGCCATCAATACTTGAGGCATCAAATATCGTGTCGCGCATAGATAAACTTGAATCAATGGTTCTAGAATTGCTTACTCATGAGCGCAAGAAGAATATCAAAAAGCGAACAAGCCGCTAAACGCAAGCGTAAGGAAGCGGCTGCGCGAAAAGCATCAACAGACATTTTGCGACCCATTGATATTTGGGCTGCATCAATTGTTGAATGCTTTGAGGCATTAGTTCGTGCTGGATATGGTGAAGATAGGGCGCGCTGGTATATTGAAGAACAGTTGCGTTTACCCGATTGGGTAATACAGAATCCTAATCATTCTCCATATGAAGATGAAGATGAGGATAAAGATTAAGCGAATTGTAGTTATCTCAGACCTACAAGTTCCATTCCACGATAAGAAAGCTGTTAAAAATGTTGCCCAGTTCATCAGAAAATACAAGCCTGATGACGTTCTATGTGTGGGCGATGAAATTGACTTCCAAACAATTAGCCGATGGTCAACCGGTAGGGATGAGTGGTCGGGAAGCATTGGTAGAGATCGTGACGAAACTGTGCGCGTTCTCGCCGAGCTTCAAGTACGACATCTCAGCCGAAGCAATCACGGGGCAAGACTTTACAACTCACTAAGCAAGCGCCTGCCTGGGCTTATTGGGCTGCCTGAATTGACCATAGAGAAGTTTCTACATCTTGATGATTTAGGCATCACATACCACAGCAAGCCATACCAGTTCCACGATGGCTGGGTAATGGTGCATGGCGATGAGCAGGCTATCAAGCCACAAGGGGGTTTAACAGCCCTAGAATCGGCTAAGAGGCATGGTTTATCGGTAGTTTGTGGTCATACCCACAGGCAGGGTATATCAAGCTTTACAACGGCCTCTGGGGGCGTTTTGAGGGGTGTTCTTACAGGCTTTGAGGTTGGGCATTTAATGGATGAGAGCCAAGCCTATTACACACGCGGAACATTTAACTGGCAAAAAGGGTTTGGAATCATCTACATAGACAGAAAGCGTGTGCAGCCAGTAGCCATACCGATAGAGAAAGATGGCAGCTTCCTAGTTGAAGGCAAGCGATATGGTTGAGGACATCTTCCCAATCCATAGAACGATTGATGATCACATGGATAATTTTGATGGCGTGTCGCTTGTTGACAAATAGCATATAGACCCCTCAAAATAGGATTTGAAATCCTATTTGAAAGGGGTTTAGGGCATGACGATTAAGTATGATCGTAAGTCGGGTGCGTATACCGATGGCAAGCACTTTGTGCGAGCTTCATACATACGTGATTACGCTAAAAAGAAACTAGGCATGAGCCAGCAACGCGGCAGAATAAGCCGTGAAGTTTTGGCTGCCTATTTTTTAGATGTACATGGGGTGAGCGCAGATGTTGAATGATATTCGTTTAGTTGAATTAGCACTCTATTGCTTTTTATTTGTATTAGGTGTTTACACAATCGGTGTAATCATTAAGGAGAAGGGCTATAAGGAAGGTTGGGCAGATGGGTACAGGAGAGGCAAATCAGTTGCGAGCGAAAGATATATTGACTAATGCAAACGACACGATTATTAACAGAGGGTCAACGCATGGTCATTACGACCACACAATGCTACGAACGGCAAAGCTCTGGGAATCATATTTTGAGCGACCTATTGAGCCGATGGACATTGCAATCTGTATGGCATTGGTCAAGCTCGCAAGAATTATGGAAACTAAATCAAATCACGATTCTTGGGTGGATGCCGTTGCCTACTTCGCCATTGCCGGAGAACTCGCCGTCAAAGATTGGGATGATCTTAATGCTTTCTAGATCACCTAAGGGAACTTGGTGTGATTACTGTAAAGGCCGATATGGCACTAGCAGTTTACGTGGACAAACGCAAGCTGTATGGCAAATTACCAGTAAGCGATATGGCAAGTTGATTGTCAGGCATTACTGCCAATCTTGCGCCAATGAAGTTCAAGAATGGCCAGATGGCAGCACCTGGACTTTGAAGGAACAAATTGACTATGCAAAAGGAGAAACACTAGATGTTTAATTTAGCAAACTATGAAGACGTAGATACGAGGATACACAAATTCTATGAAACCTATGAAGACGGCTCAATACTCACAGAACTCATTACCAATGACGAAGAAAAAGGCATTGTTATATTTAAAGCAGTTGCTTTCCGTACCCATGTTGATACTGCTCCTTCCGCTATTGGTTATGCGCGCGGTGCTCGCAAGGATAGGGGTGTTGATCGCGATTTCTGGTTTGAGAATTGCGAAACTAGCGCAATTGGAAGATGCCTGGCTAATCTCGGACTTAGTGCTAAAGGAAAGCGAGCAAGCAGCATTGAAATGGCTAAGGTTAATGAAGCTGAATCAAACGCTCCAATACGTGTACGCACAGAAAGTCATAAGGAGTTTTTACAAACAACAAATCCAGCAGCTGAAATAGTCTGGGATACCACAATTGAGCCACCAGCTGATTTAGATCCTGTATTTGATAATGCTTTAGAGCTGTTAGCTGAGAAAGTAGGGGCACATCCGCTGCCTACTTGTCAACACGGCGCACGTACTTTAAGAGAAGGCACAGGGGCTAAAGGGCCGTATCGTGGCTGGGGTTGCCCATTGCCATATAAGCGTAAAGCTGAGCATTGCAAGATGATATGGATGATGCTAGGCAAAGATGGAACATGGTCATTTAGGCCAGAGGATGAAGAACTGGTGGCAGGATGAACGTTGGCTATTGGAAAACAATAATTGACAACACCAAGTCTTGCCCAGATGGCAAGACAATCAACTGTTGTGCCGATTGTTTAGCAACTTTGATTCATGAATTGGTAGAGGATTGGCTAACTGAGGCAGGTGATTAATGTGTTAGTAATGGATAAAACACTTGACGTGTGCGACAATTGCAATGAGCCAATAACGGCTGGGTCTACGAAACCTTGCAAATGCCACACATGCCAAGTTAGGACTAACTAAGTGAGTAATCAAAGTCGCAAGCACCGAGGCTATGCAA